TAAATGAATTTGTGAGTATTGGCGCCTCCCTCATTCGCCAACATTTTACCTGTGCTGACAAGCCCGGGCAGGTTAGAGGTACGTAGTCATAGTTGATACTTGATTGATACTATAGACCGGGCTATTCGATGCCGGCTGATAGTAACATCTTTCTCACTGTATGCCTACAGTGGATTTCTCAACATCTACACTCACAAAACTTGGCGTTCCGTAGGGGTTACGATCCCCTCTGGCCAGCTTGAAAGGCTGGTGATCTCACCAGAAATCGAACGGAACATAAACTTGGTGCCCCAGGTGGGGTTCGAACCCACAGAACCTGGTCTCTCGAACCAGTACGTATACCAATTCCGTCACCGGGGCCTGGTGCTCTCCCTGAGATTCGAACTCAGAACCGCACGGACCTGAACCGTGTGCGTCTACCAGTTGCGCCAGGAGAGCTGTGTATGGTGCCCCGTGGGTGAATCGAACACCCGAATTCGGATTACAAAACCGACGTTTTACCACTAGAACTAACAGGGCATTATAAATTAGGCGCCCAGCTATCCCTTGCTATGGGGACTCACTGGATTGTCTCGTTCAAAGGAGGCATCTTCACTTGGTGTGCAACCAAAATTCTTTACCGCGGACACACTTTGCGTACTCAACTTTGACGTCTAGCCCTAAAACTGGCGACCCAGGACGGGATCGAACCGCCTCTTATCCGGTTTTGGAGACCGGTGCACCACCGTTTATGCGTCTGGGCCATATTGTTTGGTAGTCCCCCAGGGATTCGAACCCGTGCCGTTCCAGCCCGTCCGGCCAGTCTCCACGCTTTATAAGGGCGCGCCGCACACCAGTGCTGAGGACCATATTGTATTGGGGTGAAGGGGGGAATCGAACCCTCGCTCCCTGATTCACAGTCAGGTAGACTACCACTATCTTACCTACACCATTGTGTTTGGTCGGTGTAGCAGGATTCGAACCTGCGACCCCTTGCACCCCATGCAAGTGCGCTACCAGGCTGCGCCATACACCGATTGTTTGTGGTGCGTGAAGTAGGAGTCGAACCTACATTGTTTACCCGGTGGGATCGGATTTACAGTCCGAGGGTGCACACGCCTTAGCACCAATTCACGCATTGAAATTTAACACACTCTTTGGAATGTGTGTAATAAAGCATACATAAAGACTTTATTTTAACCGGGTATTTCAGTCTGACCTCCGTTCGGTCATATATGCTTTATTACGCTACCTTTTTACACATTCCCGTTATCGCCAGGAACTTATCATCCGGTAGGCCGCCCACATTATAGCCGATGTTTATAGTGCCAGCAGGGTCGCGTTCCCTCACACTTGAATCAGTTTACTACTAGGTTGATCAGTTTGCAATCATTACCTCACACAGTTAGTGTGGTGCAATTATGCTGTATTACCTATTACCTGTCAACCACCTTTGTAAATCTTTGTTGCCAAAATGAAAAACCCCAGGGTTTCGAGTCCTGGGGTCTTTGGATTTATTTGGGATTCAGCTACTAATCATCCCATCCTCTAGACCCCTGACTCACACTATTCTCAATCGCACGGGTATAATCAAGCACCAAGCCGGCCCATGTGGGTTGGCATGATGGTGCGAATCGTCCCAGTTTCGATATATGTCGAGTGTTCATAACAGTGTTCATAATAGATTAAATTAGCAATCCAGTCAAGTTCAATTTTACCAAAAGCAATTGAACCGCAATTTTATTTATACCTGCGGCAATAAAACGTTTTTTTATCGGCAGTTATGGGGTTATTTGTTCCAGGGTGGTATCATCTAGCACTTCGTATTTGATCAAGGTGAATTGCGCTGTACCTGTGTCGGGAAAAACAGTACCACAAGAATTTGTATACCATGCGCCATATTCTTGTACAAAATCAGAGTTCTCAAACTCTCTATATCGAATCAACTGTTGATTGGTTATATCAACCATCGAAACAAATCGAAATTCGTTGGTTTTGTTTTGCGCAATCATGTCCAACCGATATTGTTTGATTTTTTCATTGATTACATCGCCTCGAGCTTGACGGAACGCTAATTCAATTGCTCGCGGAGTCATGTTGGTTATGTCCACTGTTGACTCGATATTCCAAATTTGTTTGCACACTGCGCTCATGCCAATCTCCTGTGTTGATTATTTATCATTGCAGTTGCTCTGATCCAAACTGCGCAACCAAGTAGTGAGGTCACCATAAAGAGTGGCCATTACAGCTTCTTGAGAACCAAACAATACCAATTTGGCTTCGGCTCCGATGGCCCTGCTGGAACCATTTACCACGATCCAGGGCCATCGCAAGTGCTGGTCCAGGATCAGTAGAGTACGCGCATTTAGGTTGGGTGCAGGGATAGCAAATTCAAATCGCTCAAAGCCCGCATGGTCTTGGAAAATCCTGTAGCCGATCACGGATAATTGCAATCCACCGGATTCACGTAGATTTTTCCACCAACTGTGCAGGGCCTGGTCTAGACTAAAACTACAACGATCACCTAGGTGTTCGATTACTTTTTGCGTGATTTCACGTTTGTTGGGCATGTGGGTAAACTTGCTCGCCGGCTCGCAACAATACCACAGTGAACTGATCGGTACGGAATTGGGCGTTGAGTTTACGGGCCAGATTGATGGCATGTCCGGGATTGCTGAAGCTGACTTTTTTGTATTTGGGTCCAGGATATTGTACCAGGAGATTGTGTGTTTTGATGTTTATGGGCTTGTTTTCATAGAATACTGCCCATACACCATCCGCGGCCAATACCTGTTGGGTTTTGTATGTTTGCTTGTCGGTTTGTTCGACTAGTATTTTTGGTTTGGGGCGGCTCATCGTTATCTCCCCAGTATTTATGCTGGGTCTCGCCCCTAGCGAAATCCCCCACCTGATATTTCAATGCTGGCAGGCGGGGTTTCTTTGCTGGGTTTTTGGCGTAAATCTTCGAGAGTCAACAACAGAGCCGTGATATCTGCATGCAGATCCCGAGCATCGCGCAGGGGCATGTGTAGGTCCCGTTGACCGCGAGCTTCGCAGGCCTTGACCAGTTCTATGAATTTATTGATATGCAGACTCATAACCCGACTCCTTGAGATAGCGTATCAGCTCTCGGTCCCGGGGCTGGACGCTGTAATTTTGCTTGTAGAAGATTTCGTAACTGTCACTACCATACTTACCGATGCCATACAAGTCCCGGGCATTGTTGCCATCCCAGTCCAAAAAATCTTGAGTCATCCGTATGAGGCGAGTGGTACGCACGTTAACCAAGCCCAAGGGCCAGATCACTTCCCGAATTTCGTTTTCGTCGGCTCGAATAAAATCTATATGATCCCACCAGCGATTCAAGAAAATCGGCAGCACGGTTTTTACCGGCTTGCGTCCGGTCTGGTTCAGCATGATCACGGCCACCATGTGCTGCCACTTCCAGGCTTGTCCTGCCTCGGCCGGCAACTGCTGCTGCACCATGAGATCGTCGCGCAGAGGTTCAATCATGATTGAGGTATGGCTTCAAATCGGGTGGCTGCCAACCCTCGGGTTTGAGAATCTTGCCATCCGCACGGCGTCGTACCAGACCGGTTTCGGGATCAATCTTGGCCAAGTTAGTACGCATCACTTCCTGCCAGGCTCCCTTGGCATCGGCACCCATGCTGTGGATAGCACCGATCGTGACCACTAGGATATCAATCAAGGCATCCAGTTGCTCTACTTTATCCTGGGCCTTGAGAGCCAAATCCAATTCTTGATATTCCTCGGCCATCAACAGGAGATACATGCTGTACTGATCAGGATTGATCTTGCCTACGGTCTGGCCCGAGGCCAGCATGAATTTGTTTTGATCATCAAACGGTGTGGTCATTGGCTTCATCCTTGTTGTGAAATGGTCCTTGAAATTGATAGCGATCTAGAATGATCAGTTTGGGATTGCGCATGACAACCCAGCGTCGATGTTGACACACGCAAAACCAACCAGCTGCATGCCAACTACGACTACGCGCAGTCTTGGTAAACAATGGTAACGACCTACGTACATCCCACATCACATTATGCGTTCGTTGACCTGCATCATAACCATAGACCATGTTACGTGGTTGCGGTGTAGTACGAAATTCAGGCTGAAATGTGATTTCGGTGTTTTTCCTGACCATGGGTATGGTACGATATCTTTGTACCTGATCTTGGATGCGTACAGCATAACCTTGATCATCTGCTTCTACAGTGCCTACCTTGCGGTCATCCTGGGTCAGTATCCAGTAGCGATCAGCTACCACGGGCTTGGCTTCAATCATTCAATACTCCTTGATATGTTGCATTCAACCAGCGACTATACTGTTCGGCCTGTTCGCTGGCTCGATTCAATTCAAAACGACCACAAAACCGCATGAACCTTACACCCACTTGACCCACATCGCGATGACTCACTTGTTCTCGGATACATTGATCCACTGTGTCCTTGATCTCCTGTGGCTGCGCTGTGAGATCAATCAGTTGGCAATTGCGCTCATAGTCATCACCCACACGATGCTCTGCACCTTCATGATCGGTCCAGCGTTGCAAAATAAGATTGTTCCAGTTATAACCTTTGCGGGCACGATCTTCAAATGCTTCAGTTAGCCCCACTTGATTTTTTGTGCCCTTGATGCGCACACCGGGGTAGGCACTGAACACATTGTCACCGGGATCACCACGCATACATTTGAGAAACAACACCCACTTTTGATAATCAAGCGGAGCCACAAAGTCAGCATCAGGTTTGCCAACCTGGATCTTGCTGTCGCTTTTGATGGTAAAACTCAGACGTTTGCCTTTTGCGTCACTAACACCGTCCACTGAGAACAAGTGTTCCGTAATTCCGTTATAGAGTTGCACGTTGGGGGCAAGCAATTGCACAAAGTCTGAATCCGAGCTCACCACGATGTGTTGATCTTGGGGATGCAGGGCTATCCAACGAGCGATCACATCGTCGGCTTCGGCTGTGGCGCAGCGGATCACAGAGCAGTTGGTGTTTTCGCGCAGATATTGGGTGAACTGATCATAAGTCTCCCAGAACAGTTGATCTTCTTCGGCTTCGGCTGGTGTCAAGGCCGCACGAGCGTCGGCACGATTGCGCTTGTAGGGTTCATATGTGTCTTTGCGCCAACTGCGTCCTTCTAGGGCAAAAACCACATGATCAGCTTGGAATTTTCGAGCCACTTTGTTGATGGCACTAAGGCTGATATGCAGAGCGTAGCCCACTTTTTCCCAAGAATCTGAGGCCCGAAAAGCCACGTGTCGAGCACGAAAAAACATATTGGAAGTGTCAATCAGCAAATAATTCATAAAGATCCCAGATCTATAGTAATGGGTATATTGTAACAGATGTCCAGATACTGTGCAACCAGAATCAGCGTATCGGAACCTGCCGGGGTATCAGGGTTATGGGATCTATCACAGTTTGGAACCGTGTCTCTCCATCGGGCTCATTTTTGAGCACACGCACAGTTTCAGCATGGGACACACGCTTTCTCAAACTGCTAGAACTGAAACTGTGATCTCGACTGTTATAGATGATCTGGATATTGCGCATCTCACATTCAGTCCGGCCGGTAAAATTGCTGTCTTGATATTCCACACCCAAAATACGTACATCCAGGGGCAGGATCAACAAGAGATCCACCAGGTCCCGTTCGGTCTGATACACCACCACTTCGTCCACATAGCGACATGCAGCCAACTGTATCTGCCGTTCCACGATGCTTTGGATGGGAGCGTTTTTGGTGTCGGGACGATCCAGCGTGGGATCGGTTTGCAAGCCTGCTATGAGATAATCGCAGTAGTTGTGAGCTTCGGCCAGCATGGCTATGTGGCCTGCATGCAAAAGGTCAAAGGTGCTGAACGTGATACCGATGCGTTTGCCATCGGCCTTGAGCTGTTTGATGTGATTGAATATCATGATTTCAAGAGAAAGAATGTGGCCATCTGGGGATCTTGTACTCGGAGGAATGTTCGTCCCTGGATGTTCTGCACCGACCACTCGGCTGATCCTACCTGGTTGTGCAGGTAGTAGGCTCTGGTACCCAATGTCTCCTCGGCCAGGCGAACTGCCTGAGGGAAGGTGATTGACAATTCCACTGTGGTCATGACACCTCGCTTCGACCATCGCCGATGTTACGAGTCTGAACATAGATACCGCTATTCTTGATGGCCTGGTCCTGTTCCCAGGTTTCCATGACCACATGACGACACACATTCTGGAACCACTGATCCACCACATCGGCATCGGTCTTGCCCACGTAACCGGCACGTAAGAGGTTGGCCACAAACTTCTCATTCCAGTCCAGCTCAAAGCTGCCCTGATGTAGATTGTTGGGGTCAATGTCCATGCTCACGATGGCCACATAAGGCTCTCCGCGTTCGCTAGCCAATTCTTTTTCAGTTTTGGCTGGTGCAGCTCGTGGACGTTCCTGTTGTGGTTTTTCTTGTGGTTTCTTGTTTTGAAATAATTTTTTGAATGATTCGAACATATCAAGTCCCCCAAGCGTTCTTAAACAGTGGCACTTGTAGACGATCGCTATATCTCAATCCATGCTGCATGGCCAGTTCGGCCACGCGTCGATTGTTTAACGAGTACACTGTTTCCACACCACCCACGGGCATAAGATAAACTGGACCTGTGAACCCTGCGTTGCGATATTCTGTGGTAGCCTTGATTGCCTCGGCTGCGTCTTCTTCTGTGGCCACGACAAATTTTAGGTAGGTGTAACCATAACATTCATAGGAAGCAACTACATCTGGTTGGATCGCATCGTGCCATGCTTCGCCGGACACTGTGAGTTTTGGACTCACACTGAATGTCAAGCGACTGCGATCACCACCAAATTTCACAAACAAATATCTTTTGAAATCATCTGACAATGGTTGAGTTCCATTGGTTTCAAAAGTTACTTCCTTCAAATTCACCATGAGCGGATGATCTAGTAATTCAGGATAGGCACGTTGCCACCCCAGCAGTGGTTCGCCACCGGTTATGACCAAGTGCTCATCGCGCCAGGCTCGGTAGGGCAATAACTTAATGATCGACTCTGCGATGGAATCTGTGTCATAGGTGTCTGACAAATGTTTGAAGGCTGGATGCCAACTGGCATAGCTATCGCAACCGGTTGTGGTAAGCGGTAGCTCATGATAGAATCGGAATTCTGAAGCACGATTGGCTATTTGTTCGGCTTCAGCGGAACACTGACCCCGAGGCATTCCAAATCCTGCGCAGGTAAAGTTACACCCAAACGTTCTTAGAAAAACGCTGGGCACACCCATGTATCTGCCTTCACCTTGGATACTATAAAACAGTTCTGCTACTTTGATTTTCATTGAATACTCCTAGTCACTAGTATATGTAGATTATTTGGGTCAGTCAAGTGGTTACCATTGGAGATTTCTACCTTAAATTTATTGTAGCCAGAATTGTTCCCAGGGGAAAACAATCCATTGCGGATCATCGAGTTTGTTGACTGAGTGCGCGAAATAATCCACGGTCTTGAAAGAACTGGTTTTGTTGTCAACCAGTACTGCGAATTTTACATTGCGATTCCACACAGTGTTCCAAACACTGATCTCGTTGGGTAGACAGTTGGATTGCCAATCCTGTTTGAGCCACTCTAGAGTAGCACCACTATCATTGATATCATCCACTATTAGGATGCGTTTGCGATGGCTTGGATCCCAACGGCTGCCAATAGTGGCCTGTTCATCCTGTGATACATAACCAAACGCTTCTTCGGCCATCCAGAGATTGCTTTCGCTATCGTCTACAGAATCACGCAGACTGATCTTGAGCGCATACATGGGGATGCCTAGATACTGACTAATCAGCACAGCCGGCGTCAATCCTCCACGAGTTAGCCCCACTACATAATCCGGACGCCAACTATCATTTTGCATCTGACGCAGGATTTCTTGTGTATAACGTTCAATGTCACGCCAACTCAGATTGGTTTCTTTCATGCTAGTCTCTCCACGGTTGCTTTGCCAAAATTTCTACGTCTTGCGAAATAAAACAGTTCTAGAAAACGTGCGAAGCTCATGCTCTTGTCTTCGGGAAAATCCAACAAGTAATTTACTGGCGCTGAGGTCAGTTCCTGGTCAGTAGTGATATATTCCCAGATGTTGTGGTCCAGTTGGATACTGGTGGGATAGGTGTTGATTTCGCTGTAGGCAATGAGATATCGCCGTTGCAGTGCCATTACATCGGCTAGTAATCCGGGTTTGAGCCGGTATCTTTGCAGGAATTTCTCCAGCAGCTGGAACATGCGATCATACTGCTGCTCCACATGCATGTTCAGCGTGGTGCGATGTATGAGATTCCAACCGTGTATCTCGATACCACCAATCGCGGGATGCCGGATCTGTCCCTGGGTCATCCAGTTGGTGTAGTACTGTCTTATCTCCTGCTGTTCCTTGACCAGCCAGGGATCTGACTGTAAAAACTGCCACAGCTGGTCATAAAATTCACTGTAATCTACCCCTAGATAGCGATTGACAAATCTACTGGCCACGGTGCTGATACCATTGATGTGCCAGGTATTGATATACCAACTGAACACTTCGGCATCCAGCATCTGTTCAAAGGGCAGATCTCGTGTGCTGATCACGATGTCAATACCCTCGGTCACATGCTCGTTGCTGTAGCTGCCCGAAAAGTAGTCTGTGACCGTTTGAGCAGCAATATCATATTCGGCCTTTTGCGTGAGATTCATTTCGGCATTTTCCAGCAGCTGAGCCTGGAATACTGTGAGTCCGGTATGGTTGCCCATGCGGAACAGGCGCCAGAAGTTGTCACGCCAGCTGGAGAGACTCTCACCTGGCAGGCCCAGGATCAGTTCGGTATAGGTGGGGATATTTTTCTGTTCGCACAGCTCAAACACTTCTTCCAGGCGACTCATTTCCATGTTGCGTCTGCGTATGTTTTCCAACACACCCACATCCAGACTCTGCACACTCAGCGTGAGTCCCTGATTAAAGCCCGGGGCCGCCAGCAGTTTTTTCACGATGTCTACTACCTCGCGCTTTTGATTCTTGGCCCAGGCCACCGAAAAGGTCTTGGGATAACCGTAATCACGCTGGATCTCTATGATCTTGTCGGCTATGATGTTGTCGCGTTCGGGAAACATACCAAAGTTGGCATCGGTGATACTAATAAATCCGCAGCGATTCTGCGCCATCCAGTCCAGTTCAGCCAGCACACGATCCAATTCAAAGTGTTTGACCTTGTTGTATGTCAAGCTACCCCAATCGCAAAAGGTACATTGGAATGGACAACCACGATTGGTTTCCAGCGTGGCGTTCCACTCAACATCGGGATTGTCACGCATGATTTGATCAAATATGCCAGTGAGATAGGGACTGGGCACTTCTTGCAGGGATTCCACACGCTGGCTTCGGCCGGTGTTAATGGCCCGACCATGATCATTGATCAAGAGTCCGGGTATGCTATGCCAATCGCGTGTTTCAAACTGTTGTAGCACTCGACGAAATGTGATCTCGCCTTCGTAGCACACAATGAGATCCATGTAGGGTTCGCGCTGAAAAATATCAGGATCGGTTATAGCGGGTTCGGGCCCACCAAATATGATTACACAATCGGGCGCGAGTTCGCGCAGGCGTCGGGCCACGGCATAATTGTATTGGTGGTTCCACACATAGGTGCTGAACGCCACTACGTGATTGTGCCGGAGACCCTGAGCCACGGTTTCTACATCATCCCGCCGCCACACCATGTTGGTGCATTCAAAATTGTCCCGTACCCAAGGATCGGTACAGGCATAACTCCAGATCACACCAGCTGAATAGGGTAGATAAAAGGCGTTGAACTCGCGTGGACCTTGCTGGAAGTTGGGCTGTACCCAGGCTATTTGATAAGTCATACTGGTTTGGAATTGGTGGTGCTGGCAAAATGCTTCTGCATTTGTTGACCACTTGAAAACTGCATCATCTGTCGATTTGTATCATTTTGTTTGAGACGCTCCCAGGGATCTTGCCGACCCTGCCAGATATTGTCCCAAAAGGTCATGTCATGTCCCTGTCCACGCAGATATTCTGCGATACGAGCTGCATCCCGGTGTCGTAGCTCGGTCTGCTCTCGACTATGAAAGTCTCGGGGATCGTTGAGTTGACCCTCCAACATCTTTCGGTTACGATAGGTTTCGTCTAGGTTGTTACCAGTAAGATCATAGCGATCATGCTCGACCCAGACCTGAATGCGTTCCAGGATATCCAAGAGATAGGCCTGCTGACTCAGCCACCCATCCTGTGTGGGATGTGGACTCATGTAACCAAACATGTCAAACCACTTGCGTGGTAATATGGGGAAAATACTATAGGGATGATCCCGATGAGTACGAAAAGCCAATAGCCGAAATTGATTTTGATGTCGTAATATTTCAGTATCCCACCCCTGAGTCTGCATTACAGCATCATCGTTCCAGATCACAAACCAGCTGCCACGCGCATGTTGAGCCATTTTGTTGTTGTAGAGATGCAGGTTGGTATAGCCCATGGGATCAAATTTTAGAGCTCGATAGTGATGCCCTTCCTGATCCAACCAGGGTTTTAGATGTTCTTGCCAATGCGCAAGACCCACTTGGTCATCACGATCAAATGCAAACAACATCTCAATTTGTGAGGCTTGATCAGCCAGTTCAAACACGCTGCGTACACTGCGAGTGAGCGCATCGGTACGACCGCGTGTGGCCAGCAGTAGACTAATGGCCGGGTTCATTAATCAAATTCTCCGTGAACTCTGTGCCCGACTCGCATAGCCATATTTGAATCAGTTTCGCGAACTTCGACCTTGCAGCACCAAATACGCTTTGCTTCTTCCTGCCCATACATAGGAAGGAAAATCGTGTTTATGTATTCGTAGAGGAAATCGGCTAATCCTTCACATCCGGTCTTTTCAACTTCTGTGATTTTAGCCAGACCCAGTTTACCTAGGCGAATCAGTTCTTCACGTTGTGGATCATCTTCGGCCACCAACAGCGTGTGGTCAAACCAATCTTCCAGTTTTTCCTTGAGTGGTTTTAGCCCACCGAAATCCATGCACCAGTTACGTGCATCTAAAGTATCACATTCAAATTCAAAGTGAAAACTCAGTGCATAACCGTGTATAAGATTACAATGACTGTCGGCACGCCATTGGCGATAGGCCACGGGACCGATCTGTCTGTATGTTTTGGTTGAGATGTATTTTGCCATGTTAGTGGTTCCTTTTGCCTTGAAAAACACAGTTGAAAACAAGATCGTGTGCTCCGGTATTGATCACACGATGGAAGGCGCCATCAGGTATGAGCACGATGTCGCCAAACTGTACCTGGAGCGGGGGAGTATCTTCATCGCCCACGATCATCTCCCCAGACCCTTGAACAAAGAAGTATACTTCCTCTTGACCAGGATGTCTATGACCTCGCGTTTGCTGGTGGTGGTGTAGGTGCGTTGAGCTCAATACGAGATTGTTCAAAGTTCGGTTATCTCGTAGCACATAGGTGGCGTCATCTCGTATGACATCGCCGCCAATATCATTTTCTTGGTATTTCAGTTGCGTCATAGGCATTTACTTATCTGCGTAGATATTGCTCCAGATTTTGAGTTTCTCAATCTTGGCCTGTTTGTGTTCCTGCAAACGATTCACATTCAAGATACCCTCGTCAATCAAGAGATCAATCATGGCCAAGAGATCACCCACTTCTTCTGACAGCTTTTCGGTATTGGTGATACCGCGTCCACTGCTCACGTGCTCGTGCCCTAGACCAAATCTAAATATCTTGGAGATCACCTGGATCACTTCAGCACATTCTTCCTGGGTGATGGTCAGTATTTCGTTTTGTCTTTCAGTTCTCATTGCTGTGCAAACTCCTGTTCAAGCGTGATATTATACACAAAATGTTCTTGGTCTACTAGACTTGGACATCCGGGATCAAGGATATGTTTTTCCGGTATCGAGGTTAGTGAGTTCGATAGGACCATAAATCCAATATTCATTTTCATCTAGAACCCAGCCCAGGAGTTCAACTCCTTCTTCGGAATTTTCCTCCCAAGCATCGTTCCATTTTTCTCGTTCTTCCTCTGGCATATCGTCGGGATAGGTTATTTCGGTCCAACAACCATCCACCATTTCCTCCATTTGCCAGTCATAACCATCACCGGACCATACTTCAAACCCTGATTCATTGACAAGATCAATATCAGGTTTGGTGTCGCTTTCGCAGGTCCAAGTGCCCCAACGAAAACAATCCTCACGTACGACGGTTTGGCCATCGCGGGTCCAAAACTGACGTTCAACTGCATTTTTCTTGTCGTAATTGGCAATTTTCCAAGTGGTCATGATTTACCTCGGCGCGAACTCTTGTTGCAGTTTGATATTGTCCATGAACTCCTTCTTGACCCCAGTGTCGCTACGGAACACTCCGTTAAGCACTGTGGTCTGGGTAAGACTACTGTGAGCCATGATGCCCCTGTTTTCGCAGCAGCCGTGTGTGGCTTGGATGTAAACACCCACATCCTCACTGTCGGTCACCCGCATGATTTCACGTGCTATATCATTGCACAGTTCTTCCTGTAGCGTACCACGTCGGGCGCACCATTGCGCGATGCGAGTGTACTTGCTGAGTCCGATCAGCTTGTTGGCAGCGATAATACCGATATAGGCCACGCCCGATACCGGCTGGTGATGGTGACTGCACATGCTGCGGATTTCGCTACGCACCACCAGCATGCCTTCATAGCGCGAATCACTGTCATTGGGGAAGGCAGTGCAGTCGGGCGCAGGATCATATCGCCCACTCATGATCTCGTTGAAATACATCTTGGCCAAGCGCCGTGCTGTGCCGCGACTGTTGGGGTCGGTCTCGCGATCAATCACTAGGCTATCCAAGACCTGTTCAAACGCCCAAGTAGCTTCTTCGATCAAGCGATCTTTATCGCCGGGTTGGAGACAGGTGCTGATGTTGTCGCCTGCCCAGTAGCGTTGTTTTTGATCCAGCAAACGATTGCGTATCACAGTACTGATTGAGGGCGAGTTGTGATTGCTATCCTCTATTTGAGTTGTGGGTTGTTTATCATTCATGATGGGTTTTTCCTGAGATGACTGATACCAAGCCGGACTAAAAGATGGTCGTGGTTGATTCAGTAGTGAGTTGGGTACAAAATTTTTCATACGTGATTGTATGTGTTATTTAGGTCGCTGTCAAGATCCAGGATCTTAAAACTCATTTCTGATACCAGGCCCAGGCATGCCGGATCATGTCGTCTAGATTGTACCGGGGTCGCCAGCCCGACTCACGACCAAATCGATCTGCACTAGCAGTGAGTTCAGCAGGGTCGCCCGGTCTCTCATCACCCAAGATCACATCCGGTTGTTGTTGAGTGACTCGGTACACTGCCTCCACGATCTGCCTCACACTGTGCCCCTGACCGGTACCAAGATTATAGGCACCCGCGCCCACATTGGGGTTCAAGGCCAGCGCATGTGCATGAGCGATGTCATCTACGTGCACATAATCCCGTACACAGGTACCATCAAACGTGGGGTATTGTTCGCCATAGATGGTGAAAGGCGCATGGTCCCGGACACTTTCCAGCACACGAGCGATCACATGTGTTGCACCCTGCTCCTGACCATGTCGGGTCTGGGGATCGGCACCACAGGCATTGAAATATCTAAACGATACATAGTCCAAATGATAGGCGCGAGCATAGCTGGCCAGCATCCATTCTATCATGGCCTTGCTTTCGCCATAGGGCGATATGGGCGAGATAGGATCCACTTCATGGCAGGGAGTCATGACCGGTGTTCCATACACACTGGCTGAGCTGCTGAAAATCACCCGAGTACGCGGTGAATGTTCTAGCACCCAATCCAGCAATTCTTTGGAGACATAGTAATTGTTTTCGTAATAGTCACGCGGGTTGGTGATGCTGGGGCCTACCAGGCTGGTACCCGCGCAGTGTATCACAGCATCAGGTTGACAATCACGTATGAGATTACGCGCATGGAACAGAGTGCAACTACCGATAAAGAAATCCGATGCTGCATCGATTATGATCTTGCTGGGTTCGCGCCGATCGATACCCACTACATCATGCCCTAGATCGCGCAGATGCAGCAGTGTTTGACCCCCAATATAGCCCGAGGCTCCGGTAACTAGCACAGTCATTGATGATCTCCTGTATTGAGAGGGTATTTGGCCCCTGCCACATGATCACGATATTGCCGATCATTGCGACCCCATTTTGTAGCACTGCAACTCATGCCACCTTCTGTAATGGTGCCCGCGGTTTCCATTACGTCCACGATGCGATCTATGGTGCCATTGGTCCAGTCTGAGATCTGACCCTGGTTGGGGTGAGCCCAAGTCAAGAGCGATTCCAGTTTGGCATAGGCATCTTCTAGACTCCAGGGCACATACATGCGGCTGGCATCGTTGGCAAAAGTTTCGGGGAAACTGCGATAGGCTGGATACAGCACATTGGCTCCCAGGCTGTCGGCTTCACTCACGGTGTTGCTGACCCAGTCCTGTAAGGCACAGTTGAACAGTACCCGAGTCTCATTAAGAAGTTGGTAGTATTGGTTCTTGTTGAGATTTTCATAGATGCGTAGTTTGCCCTGCTCGGCCATGTCTCGTGCGCGGCGCACATATTCGGAATTGTTGCTGCGCAAATCACCGCCCTGGTAGATGGCAAATTCTACCTGGCGTCTGTTACGTTGATTCCACAGCTCAATAAGATCCATGAAGAAGCCGGGCTGTTTTTCCTGATCCCAACGCGCAGCAAAGGCCACGCGATAGGGTCGCTGTTCAAACGGCGTGATTTTGTCAGCACCACCTATGCGTTCTTGTACTTCGCTCTTGCCAAAGGCCAAGCCCGAGATATTGTAGATGGGTGCGCGCCAGCCTGCGATACGCATGTGTGCTACCATTTCCTCATTGGTGGCCAAGACACCGGTGACAAATTCGTTGCACATCTGTTCGTACAGGCTCATCCAGCGGCTCATGCCCCACACATGCACAAAGTCATCGGGATCGATGGCCTGGGCTAGACAGCGTACAAACACACGTGGACGATATTGAGCGGCCACTTGATCCATGATATAGGGTAGACTTTCCATTCCGGGTTGGAACATGTCTTCGAAGTAGATCACGTCATCGGCAGTGACTTCACCCTGCTGCATCCAGCGTACCAGGTTCATGATTTGGCTCATGCCAAAGTAGCTGCGACCATGCGCATCCAAGACCTGACCCACCGATATGCGCTGGCTATCGTTGAGCGTTTGTCCCGGCACATAGACTACATTCAGACCGCGTCGCCCAAACACGCGCCGGTTCCATTCTGTGAGCTGCAAGGTGTAACGACTTTCGTAGGACTCCAGTCCCATGTACCAGAGTTTTCTCATCACACGCCCCGTGCCGAACGGATCAGTTGATCCCACATGTTCTTGGCAGGTTTGCCCTGCAAGAACTTGTTGTATTGTTGATAGGCGTAACTTTTCCAGTTACCCAGATCGGCTTCGTCGTAACGATAACCGTGGTCTCGACAGAAGTCGAGATACTGTGCCAGATCATCCAGCACGGCTGTGACGCGGGGGTTGGGTCGATAGTTGAATTTGCCCATGTTGATTCCTTAGTTGATTATAGTCCAGGGGTTAGATTGAAAGACCGGCTTTTCATACTTGATCAAGCATCCGTTTTCGCCGTCTTCGGACACCTCTATCCACACAGTGCGACCTGGATAGCGGCCTTGAATTTCAAGATATAGGTCATCTGCGATCATCTCGCAGCTTCGATTGTCCAGTTCTAGAACGGGATTGGTATTACTATACAGCGAAACGAGCCATCTCTTGAACTGGATGAACTCGATGTCCCGGTCATTGTGCCACACATCGATCCACACGCGGAAATGAAACATATGGCGATGAGGATGAGCAAGAAACGATACGTCATATTGATCCCCCGTGGCCAAGTTGGGATCTGTGGCCGCTGCCGGGTATTTATGGATACCTTCCATTTGAAAGGTCACCCAGATTTTTCTTGTGGCAGTCTGCATGATTCTTACTGCCTGCTCTAGGAGAGCTTGTTGTCGTGGATCAATCAAACTTGTATCCCCATTTTAATGAAAAGAAAGTGGCATCGTGGTCATTCAAAAATCTTATACCCGATCTACCATCGGTGCTGTATCCCATGGTCCAACGTTGCTGTTCCGGTAACACAGGGTTAGGCATATTCTGTTCCAACCACTCACCTATAGCTTGTAGATCTCGTGCTGGTATATGGAGGTCGTATTGGAGATCAATCATTGCGTGAGTCCAAATACCGTGAACAGATGTTGATGTTCATGATTGAGCGGATCACGCACACCCCAGGCCAAATAGCCAAACCTGGTGTCTTGATCGATGTCGTCACGCCCCTTGGTCTTAATATCACCTGAGATTGATTCTAGCTCAATCCCATCGGGCAATTGAGCAAACTCTTTGGGAGTGAACAACCAGAGATCTTGATCCCACTTAGTCATCGCAGCACCTCGTCACTGCTGTACTCACTCCAGTCGGTGAATGTTTCCGGACTCTGGAGATTGTGCAATCTGTGGCACCATACACCGGGATTGGTTGCTGCAAAGTCTCGATCATCAATTTTGACCACGGCGTTGTAGTTCATGAGTCGCACGTAAGGCAGTTTCACACTGATCATAGGTATGAAAGTATTATACTCTACTAGGCTGGATCCTGCAACAGATTCGGCATGGCAGAGATCAAAATCTAGAGTGCACCAGAATCCACGAGCCAAGAAATGCAATATCAATTGGGTCCAGTCTCCCCAGTCCTGCGAGGACCTTGGGGAGAAACTGTGATTGGCACCAAAGTAGATATGAGTGACTTCGCCACCTATGCTCAGGAACGCATCATTGAGTATGTGTTCCACTTCCGGGATGGTCTGACAGCCAATCACAAACAGTGTCTTGCGCCCCAGAGCCGGAGTCTTTTCCACCTCGTGACCCAGGAAAAACTTTCGATCTTCGTGTCCTGCTCTCTTCATTGATTTTGCTCCAATGCATCCAGTTTATCGGGATCTAGCCCATTTTCATCTAGATTGGTTTCGGGTTCTTCTACATCAAACAGTGCCGAAAATTGTGGTCGGGCACTCACAGCCCTTTTGCCAGTATAGCCTCTAGTACCAATCACATCCATCCAACGATTGCTGTAGTGATCAATCAGCCACAAACTGCGAGCGCGGTCTCGGGCTGCAAACACTTGGTCAATGAGATTGGCTATGTCGTAGTCGGGATCTAGTGCATGTACCAGCATGTCTGGTGCTGACTTACCCGAATCAAATACACGGTTGGCACGTTGTACTGATTCAATATGCATCCAGGCGCTGTGCCCCATGAGTAGAGCATAACTGAAACTGTCCCAAGATGTGCGACCTTCCTTGCCGATCTTGTTGAGATCACCAGGCTTGTAATAACACACATCGGATATCTTGAGACGACTGGTTATAGGAGAATCCTCCCACACCGGATGGATGCCATCTTGCTGCACAGCCGCACCAAACGATCGTGAATCTGTGGCATACTTTTTGTTATCGGCAGTGGGACTCATGCGATAACTCCACTTGCCACGATCCTCGGTTACGATACTGTGATATAACTGACCATTGGCCACAGCCAAAAATGGACTAGCACAGTCAAAACTGATAGTAAACCGTGGATTATGGTATCGTCGAATTGCACGTTGCATTATGGTCAATAGCACGGCCCATTCCAGTTTGCTTGTGCCCAGGAAATGCATCCAATCCTGCACGCCAGGTTCTAGTAATCCGTCATGAATCAACGTAACCAAGCGTTTCAATACCAGATGCACATCGCACATGTTTTGACCACCCATACCCCAACCATTGAAGTGACGTTCATATTGGTTGGGATCACAATAGTTCTTCATGAGTGCATACCAGTGATCAGCTTCGTTATGATTACTACCTTGCAACACGTTGAGTATGCGCGTATCTCCCCAACGATTGGCAATCCAATACTCATTGTTGTATTGGGTGGCGTTTACTGCGTCTTGATAGCTGTGGATTCCACATTTGGCCGCAGCTTCTCGATTGAGATAAGTCCAAGTAGGTATGTCCATGGTCATGCCATAGTCGGCTATACCCATCTGCCACTTGAGCACTCGTTCACGCTGTCGCTCCGCGTTCTTATCCCGTGTATTGGCCCACTCGCCTGGCCATACGCCCTTGGCGATCTGGAATCCACCCGAGTCTGCAAAAATTACAGAACTGGCGTCTCGATCACGTATCATATCCTCGCGTGGATCGGGCTTGGCAAGATCCAGATTGGCATGTCCAGCCGAATACAGGCTCCAACGATAAGGGAATAGAGCTTTTTGGGGATTGAGCCAATTCATCTGTTCCATATCGGGTATACCCGCGGGCATACGCGACTTTTCTACATAGTCAAAACTGCGTTGCTTGCCTATGTAGGTGGCATAAAATCCGCTAATGGCCGGCAGGAATATAGCATAATCCTGCTGTGCTGCTGTGAGGTTGTGTTGATTCATTTAATGACTGGGGTAGTTTGTTGATTGCCCCCGGTGCTATTATGATTGGGATCGTAAACATTAACCCAATTTTGCCAACTCCAGCCCCAAGACTTCCACCAGATGGCCACCATGTTGTTTCCGGCTATGATGGCCGCAAGTAAAATCAAAAACCCAACTGAAATCAGAATTGAGCAACCCAAAAAATTTACTGCTGTTTCGAGGTCCATACGATCTCCTTTGTGTGATTATTTGCTTTGTGCCGGCAGGATATAGTTATAAACAGCCAGTCCTGAATCTACTGTGATTTGTACTGCACCCTCATCACTGATGCGGAAAGTTTTGTCACCCACAAGATCCAAAATTGAAATCACAGTCTTTACTGGATAACTCCATGCACGTTTGATAGTGCCCTTGACACCGGTGTGAAATACAAAGTTTCCAGCATGTGTGCTTTGATCACCAAAGTAGAACTTGAGATTGCCATTTTCAGTTTTCATCTGGAAATGCAATTCTTCGCTGTTGGCTTGGTTTTGCCATTTCAAACGCTGGACCGAGGCCACCATGGGTTCAAATTCCACGTTCCAGGTCACACCCTTGAATTGAGCCTCTTTGACTCGTGCATTAACCAAGTTGGCACTCATAAATCGATAGCTGTTGCGGAAATCTCCAACAGCATTTTCAAACTCCAATGACTCTGGTGATCCATCTTCCTTCTGCTTGATCGTGATCTTGGCGTTTTCACGATATTCCTCCAGCGCCAACAAAACTTTCAATTTGCCAAGATTGGGCATACCAAAAGTGCCTACAAATTCAGCAACTGGTCCATTGAATTTGGCATCAATCACTACACTGAGGTCTTCAGCTAATGCTGTTACTGCGGTGGTATTCTCGTCCCCAACAATCTTGACCAGATCGATACAACCCAAGTCAAAGGTGTGTCCTACTAGATCTAACAAATGGTCTCGCATATACTCTCCTTGATTGATTGATTATACAGGTAATACTTAGATCGTGCTAGGGTTTTGGCTAAAATTTAGCAACGACTTTGGCCATAGTGGCGCCGCCGCGAAGTGTGGTCAACTTGCCAGGCCGTTCCAATTCCATCCAGTTGATACCACGATGCGTTTTGTGCGTTACGATATCAAACCCCTGTTCTAATGCAAATGCCTTGATGTCCCGGCCACGACTCCAGGCCTGCCAATTGATCTCGGCAAATCTAACACCTTGTAACGTATCACAGTTGTTGAAAGTGAAAATTACACGGCCGCCGGGCCGCAACAATGCCCATATCTCTCGCAACCATTGCTGCAATATAGGCCAAGGTCTATATTCAAAAAAGTTCCAGGCAAAACACAAGCCAAATTGCCCTTGTGGCAGTTGTGCCAGTATCTCTTGACCCGGTTCTTCCAGAACCGTATAACAACGTAAACGATTTTGGTAAAGACCGTTGAATTTACTTAGGGCAGGTTCCAGCAAAGATTGGTCAGTATCCACTAGATATAACGGATCCATGCTGGTCATGGAATCTATAAAAGATTCTTCTCCGGGATGTATTATCAAACCTGGCCAGCACCATTGCTGTATGTTTTTTATACGAAGACTGAGTTCTTGAGTCAGTTCTGGATCGGGCTGTAATTTCTGGACACGCATCAGATCCAGAGTCCGAAAACGTGGTTGAGATTCCAAGAACCATGCTAGGGATTGCGCTTCGCACTCTTGGTTGGCCATCTCTAACTGGCTATCGATATAGGCCAGTAAGTTATTGATAGCATGATCAAAGTCACCGTGCGATTGGCGTATCTGCTTCACTAGATCACTCAATACTTCGTGCTGCGTTGATAACTGTTGGGTTTTTGACAACACGCAGAAATCAAACTGATCCAACATTTTCGCATAACTGTTGTGTGATTGCGCAATATCAACTGCTGCGAGACTTTCGCGCAACATCAGAAGTTCCTGCACAGTCATCGTAGAGTAAACAGTGATTGAAAAGTGTTCTGCGTGTTAGTGCTGCTGGCAAGATCCCAATCCAATACACCCAAGAGATTGTCAATCTTGCCATCAATCACTGTGGTTTCCATGGCCGTATCATCAAACGGCAATTCTGTAAACCACTGCGGCAAGTGAGCTTCGTCTGTGGGATAGGCCACGCTGGTATAACCCAGGGGATTGGTACGCAGTTTGCAAACAATCACCTTCATGCCGTCCACGATCTGCATGCTGTAATTGTCACTGTTCATTTTGCGTAACGTATTCCAATTAATGGCAGCACGTACATGTCCGGGCATATTGGTCTTGCCCTCACGTTCCTCTCGATTACCATAGCTGGTAAGGTTGTTGACACGTTTGGGTGAACCCTTTTCCCAACCCGGACGATCTTGGAATGATTGTTTGAATTTCAATATCTTGTCCACTACTTCTTCGCGTTGAGATCCGGTCAACACATCTTCCAGAACCTCACTTAGGAAATCCTGTATGACCTTGGGGGTATCGGAACGTTTGAGATCCAGACCCATGGCCTTGATCTTGCCGGGTTTGCCGTTGACATCGGTTCGCTTACCTTCCTTGTCATAATACAAAACGGCATAGCGTTTTTTGGTAATAAACAATCCCTTGATGGCCACAATCTCTCGACCACCACGTATCACAGATCCTAACTCGCGAGTGCAGTGGAATGCCTGTTCCATATAGGCAGGGAAACTGGTATTGACCTGATCCGCGATACTGTTGTAAAGCTGTATGGCAATGTCTTTGTCCCAGTTCATGGTACCGGACTCTACTTCTTTTTGTATTGCAGGCCACGCAGAAAAATAACAACTGTCTGTATCACCGTAAATGATCGCCTCGCCGGTGTGATCGTATCGACCGGTCACGCATTCATTTACATAAGCATCCATGTGTCGAGCAATACTGCGCCCGGTAAGTGTGGTACTTTGACCGATGCGTTTGTCAAAGAAGCGGCAGCCTGGATTTAAAATTGCACCATACAAACTATTCAAATTAATCTTCTTGACCAGCTGACGCTTGTCCCAGTATTCCTCGTCGGCCTTGTTGGTACATTCACGCAGTCGTGCCTGCATCTCTTTACGCTCGGCATACCAACGACGTAATAGTCCCGGGATAATACCTTCTTTGTCGTATGTAAAAATTGTGCCATTGGCGCTGAGTACCCAGGCTTGGTTGCTGTCAAATATCATGCGCCAGATCTCGGCACCGGTATGTACGGTGCTTTCACCTGTTTCCCAGTCTATGGTGATTTCAGTGCCGCGCTGCTGTTCCATTACTGCGGTATATTCTAGGGTAGCAAACAGGCCTTCCCAGGCCGCGGCAAAACTCATCTTTTTCTTGGTCATGCGCTCTTTGATCAAATGGTCAGTCATGATAGGACGCAGTTGACCCATAATGGTTTCAGGGCCCATGTTTAGGGCGCGAATGGTGCTGGGATACAGACTGTTGATATCGATACTGCCGATATATTCATGCATGCCCTTTTTGGGCACAGCCACATAGGCACCTGCAGCCTGAGTATCTTCGTCTGTGAGTTTGTGTCGGCGTACTGGAACTACCATGCCACGTTCGTGTGCTTCATTGATGATGGCCTGTTCAGTCACAGCCACTGCGCCCATGGTAGTGGGTAGCAGCACTGTGTTTTCATGCGCCAGCGTATTGGCTAGATCTAGAAATTTTAGCTTTTGATCGATTGTGGCTAGGCCACGTGTGTCTTGCCGGTTGTATTCTACGAACTTGCGAAAGTCATTGTTATAGAGCTGATCCAGTGTACCTTCGTACTTGGTCTTGCCTTCTAAACCCTCGTACTCCAAGATAGCATCCAGACTATAGCTGTGCCGTTCTTCATAGGTGTATTTGCGATAGAGTTGCATGTAGTCTAGATGCACACGACCCACGAGATCAAACGTGAGACTTTCGGCGCCAAACCGTTCAAAGGTACGCTGCCGAGGCAGCTGATCCCAGAGACAGAATCTACGAGTATCATCGCGGCTCAACACTCTAGTAGTACGCATCACAGTATAGGGTATATCATAGCCTTCACTATTCCACCCCGACAGCACATCGGCATCCTGAATTAGGTTTAGGAATGTGTCCAAGAGATCAGCTTCGCGCTCGAATATAAAGCAATTGTCAAACTGCTGCGCGATTTCTTGGGCTGTTTCCATGCTCATGCTGGCAGGTGGGATGGCAAGTGTGACCAACTGATCCAACCAGTCCATGTATACAGAAATAGCCGTAATGGCATTGAATGGATCATCCGGTCTACTGAAGCCGCGTTCGGCATCAAATGCTACTTCAATGTCGAAAAACGCTGTGTGCAATCGAGGTGCATCTTTGCCCTTGTAGTTCTCTTCTAGGCAGCGAAATACCGGATTAATATCGGCCTCATAGAGATTCTTACCCGACTGTATGCGTTGTTCCTTGCGAAATTCCTTGCTGCTACGAGTGCTAAACCTGGCAACCGATGTACCATAGATGCTACGGAACTTGCCCCGCGGATCATCATAATACATCACGTAGTTGGCCGGATACTCTTCGTAATAACGCTTGCCCTCGCGTCGTCCTACCAAATGAATACGATCGTGCTCACGATCAAATAACGCATCGATATAACTCATGCTCTCCTTTGTGGCTTATAGCCCACCGGCTTTGCGCTTGCTGGTTACGCCAGCGACTCGTCCTCACAATCTGGGATAGATTATATGGTTTTACCCACAGTGGTCAGGATAGTTTCCAGGAGTTCGTGATCCTGTTGTTCCCGGCCAAATTCAGCTTTGTGAGCCAGCTTGATGGCTTTCTTGAGAATACCGGGTTTGATTTCCATCTCTTCAGCCACGGCCTTGATGGTATCACTGAGTCCACCATTCAGGGTTTCCACTTCGTGTAACACTTGCATACCCTCGTTGATCACTTGGGTCAGTTTGGCTTTTTGTTCAGCAGTAAAAATACGATCGCTCATGTGCGTCTCCTTGTGCGAGTAATTATAGCACACACACGAGTGATGTCAAGAATTATGATGCCAATATGTCAATTGTGGGAGCGTAGGGATTGAGCGGTAGATCGTACTCACCGGGCTCAGGCCACACTGGATATTGATCAGGATTCACGACGAATTTTTTCCAGCAAGGTGTAGCTGGGATCAAATGTTTTGGTCCAGATTAATTCTTCAGTCAAGCCCTGGGCCCGACGTTGTCGTATGAGGTCCGACATGCTGGGTTGTGCTACTGGTTGTACTGCTGCTGGTTGTGCTGCTACACTGGATACAGTGCGAGCAGGCTGCTTTACTGCACTAGTTGCTGATTGTGCTCGTGCTATAAGTTTGGCATGTTCAGGATTTGTGGGATCTAATTTTTGTCCACCTATACTATAGATATCGCTGGGTTTTGTAACTGTGGTAGCTTTTTGACCCAATGAAGTGGGTTGAGATTTTTTGCTCTGTTTCTTTTTGATGTCAGCTTGTAGCTTGGCTTGCAGTTCTGCTTTTCTCTTTGGGTTAGAAATAGTAGACAATCTTCTCTGCGAACTCTGCATAGTTTGATACTGCTGGCGAGTCAACTGTCGTGGATCTGTTCCGGGCTGTCCGGTCAAGACCGATATGGCTGCCTGGGGTACTCCCATGTTAGTCAAGAAGGAAATCAGACCTTGCCGATCACGGGGAGATCCAGCCTGTTGCCATGCGGATTGAGTTGGTGCTGTTGGCTGCACCGGAGAACGTTTGAATATATCTTGCCAAGCCTCGGTCACGGGGGTCTTCATTAACGTTCCTCAACGTAGTCTTGCGATTGATCTTTGGTACGTCGTCTTGCCCGATATAATTCTAACGCAGTATGTGCATGATCCAGCCGTGGGAAACGATGAGCCATGCGTCTATCACCACGGCGTATCTCATAACCGTTGTTATCGTCACCATGTATGGTCATGATAGAACCATCTTCCATGGCCACAGTTTCTACACATAAATCCTGTTGAGCCGGTTTAAGTCCGGCATCGTTAATATCCTTATCGCCCAACTTATCACCACGATCACCAGGTTTGCGTTGACCATCATCGGCATGCCGACTGGCCAGCTTATCTAAATAATTGTTGAGATCTCGTTTGACTCGACCCAACATATCTTCTTCTACTTCGGTCATGCGCTCGGCCAATGCGGTTTGTGGTTGATCAACTGCCTCGCTGGCACCCACAGCCATACCCTGCATGGGGTGCTGGGGATCAGTGGCTGAACCTAGAGCTTTTATCTTGCGAGGACGAAACAGAGCCGGCAGTTGATCGGCCTGGCGTTGTTGGGGATTCAGACCAGACTTGACACCAACTGGGGTAATGGCACCCTCGTCAATCTCGGTCATGCGTTTCAATAGGTCTCGGAAATTGGGGCTCATGCTCGTTGATCCCGAACGCAACTACGCAACTGCCAACGCCATTTGCCATGAGCATCAATACGCTCGGCTATGAAGTTGGCTATACCCTGCTGATCTTCTGATTCGGCGGCATCAAAGCACTGATTCAACAGTGCGATCATTTTTTCACTGTCAGACAAGAGTTCTTCTATCATGAGACGAGCACGTGGTACTCGAGTCTGTCCCGAGATCTCGCTCAATTCTGCAAAACGTTCAAAACTACCTGGTGCATAGTCATCTAGAGTACGGATGTATTCAGCTGTGGGGTCAATGGCCCCGTACACATCATCATAGATCATGTTAAACAATTGATGTAGCTGTACGAAATCGGGTCCTTCCACATTCCAGTGAAAGAACTGTGCTTTGATCACAAAAGCATATTCACTGGCCAAGAGTTTTTTCAGTATTTCTTTTAGCATAATTTTGTCCCATGCGTGGTGCGCTGTTCTGATATTTAGCTGCGCGTGTCTTTTGTTCTCTAGAGATTACTGAGCCCAGGGGCTGAGCTACAGTGGCCATACCACCTGCACACGTACCACCCACCGACGCTGTTTCCATGATTTCCTGTATTCGCATCACGCAATCTCCACTAGTCCGGGCTGTATGATCACAGCCGGTCCCGCTATTGTTTGCCAGTTGCTGGTAACAAACTGCCCAACATCGCCGGGCACAGTTTCATATCTTATGTGATATTGGCCGGACTTGCCCGATATGGTCACTGTTTCTTCTAGATAGTGATCCTGCCCCCAGCGCCAGGTGCGTTCCATGAACAGTTCGTGATTGACCCAAAGTCTATAACGAGGGCTGGCATTGGGGTTGACGCAATTGACCCAGCATTGTATTGTGGCCGCGCTCATGCTAGGCCGACAGCTCGTGCACGTTGGTCACTACTGAATCAGCACCAAACTGCGCCTGTAACAGGGCTCGGGCCATGGCAGTATTTTTGGCAAACACAGCCACATCCACGGTATTATTGTACAAGGGATTCTTGACCTTGACTCTAGCAGCATATACTCGAAATCCCTCGGCCATCTCGCGCAGGCGCACCGGTTGTATGTCATGTGCGCTGAATCCACCGCGATTGTAGGCATCGGC